GTGAACAATCTTCTCGGCATCATTAGGGGTAAGCTGGACATACGCTGTCGCGCCAAGGTCGCCGCCATCAACAAACTCAATAAACTTGTTGCGGCCATTAGACGCAGTGCCGTCAGTAATCGGTAGATCGTTGGGTGAGCCGGAGGTTCCCGCACTGGCGAGAGTGATTGAAACAATGCCGTTTACCGCAGTGTCAATCAGATCAAAGTTGGTATTGGTGGTGGTTCCCCATGTACCTGACTGCTCACCAGTAGCAATCTTCTCAATACCAAGATTTGTAGTGTATGTGCTAGGCATTCGTTAATCCTCTTTATGCCGCAATATCTTCATAATTTGGCGTCTGCGACGGTGTTATTGCCGACCAGCCCGGAGACTGCGACGGCGTCACGTTGACATAATTTGGCGTTTGATCCGGAACAATAACGCCCCAAACCAAGACGGGTCCGACCTCTCCGGTTCCGGATATCCCTACGGGATATACATTGGCCGGAGCAACAACGGCGACAGAGCCAACCGCGCTTGTTGCCTCAAGCCCCGTAACCGCTACAGTCGCAATGCCCGTTACGGTCACCGACCCCACTGCGCCGGTCGCCTCAAGCCCCGTAACCGACACGCCCGCATCAGCGGTAACGGTTACCGACCCCACTGCGCCGGTCGCCTCAAGCCCAGTGACGCTTGTGTTGGCATCGGCGGTGACAGTTACTGAACCCACCGCAGAGGTACCTGCAAGACCGGTCACTGCCACATTCGCTTCAGCAATGACAGCTACTGAGCCTACCGCACCGGTTGCTTCAAGCCCGGTGACACTTGTGTTGGCATCTGCCGTTACAGTGGCGGTTCCTACCGCCGCCGTCGCAGAAAGCCCTGTTACATTGACATTTGCCTCTGCTATTACTGTGACGGAGCCTACATTACCCGTAGCCCCCGCATTGGTAACACTGCCCTCGCCCCAGCCAAGATCGCTCCACGCGCCTCGGCCCCATCCGGTTAAGGGGACGACGACATCGGTCATTACGCTATCCGAATAATTGCGTTACTGGCATCCGCAGTGGGGAAAACAATAGTAAAGTCACCCGCTGTAGATGTCTTGTCAGAGCCAAAATCTAGAACTACCACGCTAGGGTCGCCCGCCGCCGAGTCGTTATAGATCAAGGCCCCGCGAGCAGTAACAGTAGCCGTGCTAAATGTAAGGTCAGCAAAGTCCGTAAACGCCGTTGTGCCGGAGGTGGTCGGATCTACCCGAGTTAGGGTGCCACCGCCCGCACTGTACCCCGTGCCGCTAACCTCGTCTGTCGCGGTATAGGCCGTGGTTGCCGCAGTAAAGCTGGCGTTGTTGTCATACATTGCCAGCTTGAAGGTGCTACCGCCCGACAGCTTAAAGTTGTGTACGGCCTCCATTAGCTCTTGCTTGAAGGAAGTACACATATAATTTCCGGTAAATGCCATTTAAAGCCTCCTGATCGCTTCGGCTAGGTCTTTTTGCCCTGCATCAACCAGAGCGTTATAAATAGTAGTGCGATCACTGTTGATCGCCTCCTTCATGTAATATGAAAGCACGTGTCGAAGGTGGCCTTTGTAAGCCAACGCCTGTTCTTTTATGACAGGCGGTGCGGACTCCGAAACGTGTACGATTTTGTCCAAACACCGGTCAGCAATCTCTTCTGGGGTAAACCCCCGGTGGCTTGTAGTTTGAACGTCCACTATCCCAGAACTTATTTTACCGCCTTCTACCATCATTGTTTAGCCCTTATAACCATCCCTGTGCGATATTGGTCAGTGACTTCTTTTGCTTCTCCAAACTGTTTTAACGCCTGAAGGCCCTGCACAAACTGTTGCTGGTAATTTTGTAAAATGTCCGGCTCCCCTTTCATATAGGTGTAGGCTTCGACCAAACAACCATAAAGCATGGTCATTGGAGCATTTTCACTCAACCACGTCGTCCCAGAACCGGCCCCTGCTGTAAGACTAGCGGGCCGATAAAAATAATTAAGCTGCACCGTATACGACGAATCCGGTGTGGGGCCTATAATAAAATTATCTACGTCATACACACCATAGTATTTTGGCGATCCAGTGGTTGCGCTGTTGGGGTTTACTGTTTGTATGAAATCAGGGTCTTTTAACTCCAAAAACACCTTATTACTGCTGGCATCTACAAAAGATAAAGACAACGGTGCTAAAAAATCACTCGGACAAGCCAAATACTGATTAGCGTTCGTCATTGTCCCCGAAGCATTTTTACGAAAAAGACTAAGTTGAACGTTTTTAAGAATACGTTCTTCCGTGTTTTTTATAAAAATGTCCAGATTAGTAACAAACGACGTTTCGTCGTTTTCAGCGTAATCCTGAATAGCTTGTTTTAACTCTGAGTATGTAAAACTCATGATGTTGTCACCGTCACTGCTCCAACGACCGCATAACCTACGGTTGGCCTAAAATTAGGGCCTTCTACTAAAACCGTGGCTACAAACACGTCCAAAGGCTCTATCCGATCCGGCCTCGGATTTTGTAACGCCTCTGGGTCAACAACTTTGCGCCGAGGCTCTAACTGAGGTTGCTTGGGCTCATATTCATCCGGCCCCACTAACAACCCATTCCACTCACGACGCATTTCGTTAAGCTTATATCGCTGGCCCGAGCGGTCAGAAATGCCGTAAGCAAACTTACCTGTAGCAAACCTACCCATCAGAGAAGCCTTGAATATGCCATAGATGGCTGAATGTTGAACGAAGCACGGTCCCGATCCTCGGAGGCCGCTCTTTCAAACTCTTCCTCATAAATTGCTTTCAGCAGTTGAACCCGGTCGGGGGCTCGTTTGATGGCGATGTAATATGCCAATCCTGCCGCCAAACACGGGTAAAAACGAAACGGAACATCCATCGTATTTGTGTATGTGTCCGCATCATCCATACGGACAAGCTTGTCAATAATGACAGTGTCTGTGCTGTTTTCAGGGACAGGCCACAACTTCAATGTGGGGTCAATCTGACGGTCTACGAAAAATTGTGAGGGTCTTCCCTGCGTGGTTTTTGTAGGAATATTGATGTAATCGCTACGGCTGACTCTCTCAAGAGCATAGTCCGTGTTACTGCGTCGAACCACCGCGTTCAATACATCAATAGTAGAAGCACCAAGAGCATAGTTGCCCGTGCCTTGCGTCAAGGCCACGGTGGTCTGCTCAATAGTCCATTGATTGAGGCCCCGATTAGCCCAATCCCCCAGCATCAAATTCAACGAGCGCTTGGCGGTTTTAAGGTCATAACCGGTGCGGACTTCCAGCCCACACCGCTCAAACGCCTCCTCAATGTAATCACTTACATCAAGTTCAAAGTCTGTAGAACCCGAAACAGCCATTAAAGCGGCTTCTTAGAGCAACTACGAACAGCAGACTTGCTTACTCCGCCACCGCTTTGAAAACGTTTTAGTGGCCTTTCTGGCTTGGCTGTGACGAATTTTGGCTTAATCGGTGTTTTTCTTTTACCCCCAGATTCATCAGGAACTATAAGAGGCCTTGTTTGTTCTTCCGGCGGAGCAGTTATCTCGAAAGAAGGGCCCTGAACCACAGAACGTCGGCCACGGCCTCGCACACCGCCGCCTCTTTTTAACGGCATTGCTTTTGGGGCCGCCATTCCGCCGCCACGCATTTTTTTAGGCATTTTTCTCTTCATTCCCGGCATCGCATAGTCTCCTGTAAAGGTCTTGACGTTCATCCCAAAGATGAGCCGTCTCGGGGTTCCTTAAATAATTGTCATAATACCCTTTTTTTCTTAATGTTTCTGCGGATATTTCCAGTTTTGAAAGTCTTTGAACAAACGTTATCGCATATATCGCGTCCGTTATCGGCTTAAACGATTGGTCAAAAACTTCTCCGTCTTGGTCGTCGTCTGGGTGAAAGCCCATGGCCCACAAGTCTTTTTGAATAAAAATACCCATGGATATGGCCTCGTTTAACGCACCTATGTAACTGTGGAATTGTTCTGAATCTTCTTCGTACTGAAGATGAACGCAACACACAATGTCATATGTGTCATCAAACTGAGACAACGTGGTATACAACGTTTGGTTTTCTTTTTGATAGCTAAATGCAAAGCCAACTTTGTCATTTAGCCACGCGCTTTTGGCGTAAGGACACGCAGGCAAATCATTAAAAAAGGGGTTTGGAACTTCCAAGGCATGTTTAGACCAGCCTCGAATTTCCTCCATTATCTGGCGTTCTACGTCCATCTTTAGGCATACCTAGTCCGTTTTCTTCGATTAGACATGACCGCGCCACAACCTTTGTGGTTTTTGCGTATTTCACCGCCCCTAGCCGCCATTTTAACTTTGGCAGCTTTAGTATTTGCAACAACTTGCTGTCCTCCGGATCCGGCTTTTTTCTTTTTACGCGCCGTAGCAGCACGTTCCGATTTGCTAAGACTTTCCGCTTTGGAGCGCGGTAGACAGCGATCCGGGTTTTTCTTGTTTTTAGACGTGCCACATTCGCCAGCAATGTTGCCACTACTGTCGATGCGAACCCATTTTTGATTGCGCCATTTAGCTAATTCGCCCATCAGGCTTTGCCTTTTGCTTTCTTAGCATAATTAGGGTCTTTGCAATACTTACTGGCCGCCATATTGGCGTAAGCAGAAGGGTATCTGTCAAAAGTGCGCTTTGCCCATGCTTTGCCTTCAGGGCAAATTTTGCTTCCTTTGCTTTTACTGGAAGCCTCGCCACCTTTTTTCATGTAAGTGACTTGAACTTTGGTTTTTTTTGGCCCTGTTTTTACCCTTGATCCACAAACGCCCATGTTAACTCCAAAGCTTGGCCGCAAATGGCGAGACAATGATCAATATGGCTAGTCCCCAAATCTTCATATCTAAGCGCGTTAACGCATCAGAGTTCTTTGACACCATGTCTTTTTGGTCATCTAAACGCTCTTCAATGCGTTTATAACGCAAATTACACTCCGCCTCATGCTTTTCCAGCCGGGATAAAACTTCTTCTACTCTCATGTCTACCACGCTTTGCAAGACCAATACCTAGCCGTAAACTTGTCTTTGGCCGTATCACAAGAGTGCCTAGCCCGGAAATTGCTCCTACGGCCCGGTTGATCTTTTTTAATTGACATATTGGGGTCGCCAAAACGAACGAGCTTTACTTCGCTGCCTTTTTTTGCCAAAACCGCGCTTTTTTTGGATTTTCCGGGCGTTTTCTTGGGCTTGTTGTAACCGGAAAACGTTTCACCGCGATACTGCAAACGACCGGAAGGAAGCCTTTTTACATCTTTGGTGGTAGCCATTACGCTAACTCTTCACCGTTTCTGATGTAAAAAATCTCTAAAGCGGCAGAGATATCAAATGTGACACTTGCTGAAGAAGAAACAGCCCGTACTTCAATGTCAGTTTTTTCTGTGAATTTTAACGGAGCAACCAAGGAGTTTTCGATGTGCATTCCCGTGGTAAGAGACTTAACATCTTTACTTTGAAACACCTCTCCATACGGTCTAGCGACAAGCAACAACTTGCATACAGCAGGCGTGTTTGAGGTTGTGCCGTTGGACACGTCATACTGCATCAAGTAACCCGTGTAGCCTGCCGGGATAGTCCATAGCGCCATCAGGGTCTGGTTTGTACCATCGCCGTTGATCGTGGCATAAATGTTTGCCGGGACGCCCGTGGTAACAGTGCCTGTGCCTGCGTAAATGATTCCCGCATTTGCGCCACCCGAACCCGCAGAGCGAACAATCATCCTATTTATCCGCAAATAAGACAGGGTGGTATTTACTGCTGTTTGACCGTTTAAGGTTACAACCTCGGATATTTCGTTGTAATCGCCATCCAGCC